ATATCAACACCTTGGTGTTTGATGCTGTGGATTTGAACTCCACCGTCATAACCAACGCTGTGGTCTGCATCTTCAAAGTCGTACTCTATGTCTAAAAGTACACCGTCACGATCAATTTGTATTTCTTCCATTTTCTATCTCACTTTTATTAAAGTAGCCCCCGTAGGGGCGGTTGATTTATCTAACAGCTTTCCAAATTTGTCCATCTTCATAACTTCTAATCCAAATGTATTTGGCAGTAGTTTTTTCAACTAAACCAGTAACTACATTTTCTTTTGAAGAAGATTTGTAAGATTTGCCGTTGTAAGCAACCATTGTTACTTCTGCGTGTTTGCTGTATGTGTTCATTTAAAGCTCCTTTTTCTATCTCACTCGTTATTGAGTGATGCTAGTTTATTAAGGTAGCTTAACAATGTCAACAACTATTTACATTTATTTTCTAAGGAAAACCCTAATATGTTGCGTAGAAACAACAGGGCAGTATTTGGCAGTTACTAGCAATGGGTCAGAAAGCCACAAAATTACCCAATTACTGCATCCTACTATGGTGGCTTAACGCCCTTATAAGGTGGGTGACAGTCCCGTGAAGGAGTGTAAATTTTGTTTACCTGCCACCCATACCTAATTATATGCCGTTTTTAATCTGATAAACCCTGAGTAAATGTTGGAAACATTCCCAGCCATTCTTGAGTTTATCTTCTTGGACTTCAATCAATTTGACCTGATTGGTCTTACCATTAACAAACACGATGGCACATCTTGCTGTAGGTACTCCAAGACCTTCACGGTAGGCAGCTAACTGCATCTCATGCTCAAAGTAAACATCAACCTTATCTAGATCAGTTTCTTTGGTCTTGAAATCCACTACAAAGCCATCCTTTGACATTAAATCGCATTTACCACCAAAACCTAAGGCATGACCAAAAGACTTCTCTGCAAGCCACAGCTGCTCTCCAAACGCATCTTTTAATGCTTTATCAATGTTATCCAAGTAAGCTGGCTTTTCAGGCATATACACTTGTTCAAAGTAGCTTTCAATGACTGCATGAATAGCTGTGCCACGCTCTGCCGCTTCCCGACCAGTAGCTTTAGAATCTTGCATCACACGGGCCAACCACTCTTGTTCACCCTCACCATCTAATCTAGGCAAAGTCAAGGCTGCTAAGAGGACTTGTTGCTGTTTCCATGTGTCAAGCCCTGCTTTTGATAACATTCCATTGATTGTTGTAACGCTTGGCAGAAGTCCAAGTTTTTTTGCATCCCGTAGCGTGGTCGGTCTTTCGCCAGTTTTACCAACGGTTGTATAGGCTGGATTTCCATCTTTTGTGTACCAATGGCCATTTTCTTGTACCTTTTCTTTAATTATCATTTCTCACTCGCTTTCTTTATAGCCCTATTCAAATCATCAGAGGCTTTTATTGCTTTTTCAACGGCAATTTCTAAAACATCCTTAGGTGTAATACATTTCATAATGGCTTCAATTTCACCTTCCTTGCCATAATCGCAACTATCTACCCATTCAATGTCATGCAGTGCTTTGGCAACTTTACGAAGATGTTTAACAAATGCCTCTCTTTCAGGGTTAATTAAACGGATTTCATCAGCAATATCATTGACTTTAGAATAAAAATAATCATAAGAACCGCCACTCATTGCTCACTCGCTTTCTTTAGTAAATACTTGGTGCATATTGATTGCTAGATAGTCCACCTGTATTTGAACTTGACTTTGTTGTTTGTGGGCAAGTAAAACACATTGGTGTTGTTGGGCTATAAACCTTGTTACATACAGGGCATTGCCAACCTTGTGGAATTGTTAAATTCATTTTTCACTCGCTTTCTTTAGTATTGCTCTAGCAAAACTTATGTGAGCAGGTATTGTTAAATCACTTCTGCCTTGTGTTGCTATTACAGTTATTTCCTCATCTGTTAATGTCTTTGCTTTTAATGTTTTTATTTCAACTTGTTGCTGCCGTAGCATAGTTACTGCTGTATTAAGCAAATCTTTTTCTTGCGATGAAATTAAATGTAATTTATCAGCTAGTTCATTTGCGTTCATTTTTTCTCCATTCTGCAAGTAAATTGCGATTTAGCTATTTTTAATACATCTTCAAAGTCTAATTGAGCGTTTCTACCGCTTTTGTAGCCATGACCATAAGCCAACACCACTAAAACAATAAATAACGCCACCCAAGCGGTTTTAATGGCTACCTTAGTCATTTTGTGTCCACCATAAAGCAAACAAAATAGATATGATGGCCAAAGTCAACACTCCGATGCCACCTAATACAATCCATAGCACCGTCATTTTGGGTTAAACATCCAACTAGCTGCTTCATCCATGCGTGGTTGGTTTGAATGAATCTGTTTTTTACGCTCTCGATACTGGCGAACATAAGCTGCAACATCTCTAGGCTCTCTTTTTGCATCATTTTGATTACCAGCTTTGTATATAACTCGCTTTCGATCATGGCCACAAATAAAAATCTTGCGTTCTTTGTGCAAGGCACTCACATATTTGCATAAACTTTTGTAAGAAAGACCAATAAATTCAGCCATTTCATGCCTATCCATTGGTGTTGTTTTCATCAATTCAAGCATTTGATTGATTTTAGGGGTTCTTGATTCGTATCTTTTAGGCATATTTAGGATGGGGTACTTGTGTCGGTAGCACTTTCCCCCTTTTAGTTTAAAAAGGAATATCGTCTGGCATATCATTGGCTACAGGAGCGTCTGCTTTCTTCTGCCCACGCCATTCAGATGATTCTGCAATCTTTTCTTTGTAATACTTTGGTAAGGCATCGTACTTGGCTTGATCAAATTCATTTAACCAAAAGTGCAAAGTAGGATTAACACCTTCAGGTTGAACATTACGCAATGCACTAGGAACTGGACTAATGCCTGAGATGTTAGCGTATTTGCCATCTTCGCTATGAGTGATGTTTACCATGCAGAACTTACCCAACAAGCCTTTAAGGTCAAAGTTCTTACGATCCTCAGGTGTCATCTTTTTGTTAGACCATGCTTCTAAATCTTGCCTTAAACGAGCTTGGTCACCTAAACTAACGGTATATCGCTTAGATACGATTAGGGGCTTTCCATCGTCTGTTTTTAATGGAAGTCCTGCATCATCGTCACCGTGCAACTCCCAAGTAAATACAACTTTGTGCATGATCTTGGTTTCACCAGCCCATTCAGTAGCTTGGTGGCCCAAGTCAATGATTGAGTACAAGCGAGCCATGTGTAGCCCAGCAGGTGCAATTTTAAATTCTTTACTGTTATCTGAAATAATCATTTTGTTGCTCCAAAAATAGTTGAAAAGTCATTAAAGACTGCTTTAAGTACAGGGTTAGGTTTAACTGGTGACGGTAATCCACAGGCGTAGCGTAGATCACCAATTTCATCAAGAGTTATTGTGACCCCATCTTCTAGGTCTTTAAAGATGCGTTCCAAGTGTTCTTGGAAGCTGTTGAAGTCTTGCTGTTGCGTTTCTATTTCACTCATAAGAGCTCCTTTTTCTGTTATCACGACACATTGCCGTAATTGAATATTAAGCTGTCTTAAGCACTATGTCAACAATTATTTGCAATTATTTTATAAATAAGTTAAGATAAGTTAATGAACGCAACTGCAATAATTAAACTTTTAGGTGGGCCAACCCGTATATCCAAGCTAGTTGGGGTATCTGTTCCAGCCGTTTCTATGTGGCAAAACAGCGAGATTCCAATGGATAAGCTAGTCATGTTGGCAGCAACATTAGAAAAAGAATCACACGGCTTGATCACTAGGAAAGCACTTTTTCCAAATAATTATCAAATGATATGGCCTGAACTGAAATAATGTAGTAGAATGAAATTATTGAGGACTAGAACACTCGATAAGTAAGGGTTTTAAAGGTGATTTTGTGGGTTTAGGAAAGTTATGTGAGGTAATTTTCATAGGCCGATCTCTCACCCGATTGCGAGCCTACCGAACTTAAATGGGTATCGGATAAGACGGGGATGACAACGGTGATAGACAACTTCCCCATCGAGCGAACATTAACTTAGGTAGCATTAGTTCAAGTACAGCAATAACTTCTTGAATGGATGTGGGTTTATCACCCTTGGGGTAGCTATGTTGCAAATAAACAACACTAAGAAAATATTTTAAATAAATGTAAAAAAGTGTTGACATAGTTAAGATAGCTTAATAAACTACAAGTACTCAATAACGAGTGAGATAGAAAAGGGGAACAAAATGACATTAACTAATCAAGCCACTGAAATTCTTAACGCATTAAGAAGTTATGCTGAAAGCACCACAGAATATCCAAACGGTGATGTTTGGGCGTCAGTTTATTTAGACAATGCAAGACCAAATGATATGACTGCCAATCAGTTCGCAGGTTATTTATCAGCATTGCAAGCCGCAGGTTTTTACAAGCCTGTTGACGGTATGTATTTTGGTGAAGTAAAAATTTAATAACCCAGCCCCTTCGGGGGCATACTTTAAGAAAAGTGAGATAGAAAATGGCAACAATAATTAACGAGTACTACAACGAAGAAGGCAACTTTATTTCTTATGTTGTTGAAAACAATTACGGTTTTGGGGTTTCAATCAAAGATCTAGATGCTGATGCTTACATAGGTGGTTTAAAAATATTTAAAAGCCTATTAGATGCCCAGGTATACGCAATAAAAATAGCAGCTTAATTAACCAGCCCCTACGGGGCTACCTTTATAAGTGAGATAGAAATGAAAACATTTAAATGGGTTGTAGAGTTTGAAGTAGCAGAAACTTGGGTAGAAGATGGTTTTGACATCA